GGAAGCCCCAAATCAGAATCATCAGATGAAGATAGGTTTACAAGCGTTCTCGGTGAGAACAACATTTTTCCTTTTTGATTTTTATTTGCCAAATCCAAATTAAAAGAAGACCACAATGTTCCGTAAACATCTGAATTTCCTACCTGTGTCCATTTGTCTTGTGGTATTTTCATTTTATTTATATAAAAGCTCATATTCTGTTCCATTAAAATCAACCTTTAGTGTCCCAGAAGGGTTAGCTGGCACAGTTACATTAAAAGAATTAAAAACAGATTGACTTCCAGCACTACCTAAACCAACAGCTCTAATTCTTTCATTTATTTTATATCGAGCTTTTATTGCATCATCAACTTCTTTTGGAATTGAGGAATTAAATTTAAACGAATTAATAAAAGATTGTTGATCTTTCACTATTCTTTCTAATTCTGTTATGCGTTGTTCGTTTGTCATTATGATTTTGTTTGACTTGTCCACGTCGGGCTTGTTGATTTACCTTGTGCTGACCAGTCTGCTTGCTTAGCTGTCGGTGTATTTACTACTCCATTTGCAGTAATAGCAGAAGGGCTGACTGTTGCACCACCTGTTGCTGTTGGAGAATTTACTATTGCGGTTGAGGTGATAGCTGATGGAGAGATAGTAACACCTAAAGTATTATTGATTGATATTATACAAGCCAACCCAACATTCATAGATGCAGAAGAACTAAAAGAGATATTACCTGTTGACGTTGTTTCAGTTCTGATAGCGTGTGTGCCACAAATCATTGCAATTGAATTTGTTCCGAGGCTAATATCATAATCTTCAGTCCAAGTTGGGTTTGAGGTTGCGATTGCTTGCGAAGCAATATTAGTTGTGTTTTGATTACCACTACCCGCACCAATTAAAATTAAAAGGAGATTATCCGCCCTTGATTGTGTTATACCCATTGAAAGGTCGGCTGATGTTCCAGACCAAGTTGTAAGTGAAGAATTTGTATCCAGTGGTGTTGACACAGATTGTCCACTTATTCTATAAACAGCACCACTTGTATATGGAGTTGTCCCCGAACCCGTAAAAGTAAAATCGGAAGCCGAAACATCTGATGAATCGGCTATTTTGTATTGAACACTCATTCTAAAATTTCCGTTTATGTCGTTAAGTAAGGAAGTCCACCCAGATAATGTGTCTATTGTTGCGGATGTTGCCGTTTTACCAATATGGGCAATCATTAAATCACCGACCGCCAGTCCTGTTGGTTTTGTTATCGTGACCGAATTACTTGTTGCCAGAATTGCTTGAGTTGAATTATGTGATTGATATGCTACTGCCATATAATTTAAGGTGTATAGTCAATATATCCGATTCCATTTGCGTGCCACGTTATCTGAAATGTTCCTCCGTCAGATACCTTGTTACCACCAAAATCTACATAAGCAATTAAAGGAGAAGTAGACGAAACACCTGTTGATTTATAAATTACTGCTCCAGCCGCAGTAATTGAAGAAGAAGCCCAAGTAGTATCTGCCCCGTCTATTACTAAACGATTATCTGTTGTGTTAAGTGTAAGAGTTTGAGAACCAAGTGCAGCCCCCCCAGTTGTATACCCCGTTCCTGATACTTCATTTGTCACATCATTAAAGAAATCGTGAGTATCAAAATCTGGTGTATAAGAAGAAGTTACTAACGCTACTTTTATTGTATCTCCACCAGAAGCAAGATTTATCTTTGTTAAAGAATTGTCAAACCCTGATTGAAGAAATTTTCCATAAAATCCTGATGCCATATATAATTAAGTTAATTGATAATTTTTTGATAATATATTTTATATATAATTTATTTTTTTGTTCGTTAAAACTTTTCTAATATCTTTTTCCCTCATACTAAAAAATTCTTGTATTTTGCCCGTTACTCGTAGCCGTTCTGAACCCTCTAAATCAATCACATCCTTTTCAAGTTGAATCAAATTAGTAAGAGATTTTTGTTTTGCCTTTATTAAGGCGGGTTTTAGATAAAAATATTCGTGATATGCTGGAACACCAGCTTTTTTAGTGGTATCAGTAGAAACAAAATATGAACCCTCCCTATTTACTATCATTTTAATCCCAGCAGACACACTGTAATCAGGTATTGGGTCTAAGAATATTGCATTAGCGAGTTTGCCATATTGATATGGTGTCCCCGTGTTTGTATTTACTAAAACCTGACTTATTTCTGTTTTGAGTTCATCTATCGGATTTATTTCTATGTATTCTGTTGCAGTAGAGGAAGGTAATATTAAAACTTTAGAAACATCTGTAATTCTATTAGAATCATCATCAACGGTGCAAGGATAATCACGTTTATTAGCATCAATACTAGCGGTTAGTATGGGGTAGTTTGTATAGTTTATATCATCTCCTTGCCAAGTCCCAGCACTTTTAGCCCAAATAAGTAAATAATCATCTAAAGCGTTATTTACATTAGCAGTAAATTCTGCCAACGCTTCACTATCACCAGAAACATCACCATAATTAGCACCTATGGCTTTCTCATACATTTGAACTAATCCCCGCTTTGTTGTTGTGTTGCTAAATGCTATTGACATTTTATTTATTTAATCTGCTAATCCCAGCCCTTATAAAAGAGCTGAGGCAGAAGACTAATCCGCTGCGATGTTCTCTGAAATGAGACAAACGATGTCTTTGTTAGACTTTCTGGTGCAGTCAAGTTTCATATAAACTTCTGAACCTGCTGCTGCTCCCGCAATAACATCAACATTTGCATCAACACCTGTTAAATCCCAACCAGTTCCTTTGGCAACAGTAATTGTTGCGCCGGTAGTTGAGGTGGCATTCTCAATTATCCAAGTTCTGGTATCTCCTGGTTTCTTTAACAAACCTGAAAGAGTTGAGGTTGCTGGAAGTGTGTAAGTAAACGCTGCGACATTAGGGGTCATTTCTATAACAGTAAAGTCATTCAATGTCTTCTCGTTTAAAGTTGTTGCTGTGCCTGAAGTTGATGTAGCAAGAATTTGTCCACCAACACCAGCCCAAAATCTAGGAGTTTCATAGAAATCATTTCCTGGAACTACACCAAGTTTTTCAACAATAGTCTGTCCGTTTTGTCCGACCGGCATTACCCAACCGATAATTGCGATTATTAGAACCGCAACCAGTGCTACAATATATTTTTTATTAGTCATTTTTGTAGTTGCGATTAAGATTCTAATAATTAAGCAACATTAACATCAAACAAGTTCCCTTTGTGTGCTGTAGGGGTCAAGTGTCCGATGTCAATTCGTGAATAGAATGCACGACCTGAGTGGAATGAATTGGTATCTGAAGCGGGGAAATCAATCGTGTATGCACGACCATAAGTTCCTTGCATAATACCTAGTCTTTCTAATTTCTTTACACCTGCAAATACGTGATTTGCTGTGTGAGAATTTGACCAGTAGTGGTCGCATCCCATATATCTAATACCTTCTACTGTGCCTTCTTTGAGGGCTTGGTCTGCTGTGGTAAAGCCATTAGCTTGCACAAATGCTTCCAAGTATTCAAAGTCAGCAGCTCTCCAAACGAAGCCAACTCCTTTTTGATTCATCTGGAATTGACCACTATTCTCTCTGATTTCTCTCTTAACACCACGAATGATGTCATCAATGTTAGAAGCGGAAACTGTGATTGCATCTGTTGTAGCACCACCCCCACCTATTGATGAAGTTCCAAAGTCTGTCCAAGAGCCATATCTTGCCAAAACCGCACTTTCAACATATTCGTTGAGTAAAGCACCAATTCTGTCAAAGATTTCTGCTGGTTTTGTCCAAGGAGATTGATACAAGTTGCCCCAGTCAAGAACTACAGCCAAATCTCTACCAGTTGAAATGGTGAGAGTTTCTGCAGTCTCAACGAAGCCAGCTGGAACTAGACCTGTCCCACGAGAAACAGTTGTAACACTGTTTTCAGTGGACTCGTATGATGATGAGATTACCTGTTGATTGGTAACTGTAACATCACACATCTCTTTCCAAGTTGTTGGTTTGTCCAATCTATCTTGCAATACATCCTCATAAAGAGTTTCGTCATCTTGTTACTTTTATAACCTCTAGATTTTAAACTTATTTCCCCAAGTATCGGTTTTGGAGTGGCACACTCTACAAAGTGTTCTCCCGAAAGAAATATCCCATAATTCAGTGCAATTAAGTGCTTGTTCAATTGATTCAATTTTGTTTTCTCTTAAAACATCAACAAACCTTTTTGGATAATGGTCAGCGTTTAACTCACCACCTCTCTTATTGCACAAAACACAAGTATATTTATCTCTTTGGAATATTGCTTTTCTCCAATCACGATACTTGTAACATTCACGAACTGCTCTATACAGTGGTCTTAAAGGATTTCTTTTTGTTTCGCTAATTCTCCTTTTTGTTTCTTCTGTATGTTTTAAGCCTTTGTGGGCTAAACCTATTTTTCTTTTGCGTTCTTCTGTATAAGGAATTGAATGAAGATAAGAAAGATTAGACGGTTTTTTACCCTTTAATGTTTGGCTTATTTTTTGCCTTCTTAACTGCTCTATTTCTGGTGTTTTTGTTTTATAGTTTCTCACATCCTCATATTAACATAACCGCCATATAAAGCAATTCGTGAATTTTGATATAAGTTTTTTCAAAGAACAATTTTACTAGAGGCGGATAAGGATTTCTCCTTATCTCTTATGGTTTCCCATAAGTTCGGACTATGGCTTCATCCTGTCATAAGCAGGAGTCCTTCACTTAGTCTCTACACCGCCCTTTCGGGTTGGCTCGGCGTTGTCCTCGTCTTTACGTTAGGAGTTTCACCGAATTCAGAAGGATATTTTTACAAAGGGATTACTCCCAGCGAACCCTACGAAATCAAGGTTATTGTTTGTGTAACTGAAATGTTAGTTATTCAGCTTTTTGTTCAGGGCTTCTTATAAAATTATAAAACCCCAAACTTATACTGAATCGTTAACTTACTAATGCCAGATATGTTGTTTATTCGTTATAGAATTTGATACCACCAGTTTTATTTGCCTTAAAGAGCTCAACATTTATCTTTCTACGAAGTTTATTGTCTGGGATATCAGTCGCAGTTGGCGGAACGCCTTTTGCTTTCCAATATTCCACAGTATTCTTTGCAGAAGATGTGCCAGAACTACCCTTAACTCCTGAAGTAGCTTCAATATTGGATCGGTTGGTTCGTTGTCGCTCTAGTTTTGCTAAAGCATCTTCATCAACGACAACTTCTTCAATATCTACATTCCACTTCTTAGCTAAAGACCTCATAAGGTCAATATCTTCTTGATGGGTGATACCTGCTTGTCGCAGTGCCATCTTTTCAACTCTTTCAAATAACACATTGTCTGGTTGGTTTGTTTTAGCAGTTTCTTCGGTCTCTTTTGGTTTTTTTAAGTCCTTAAGTTCCCGCTTTAATGAACCTAGAGTTTGATTAAGTTTGTCATATTCTTCTTTAGAAACTTTGACAAAATTATTCTCTAATTCACCACCTTCTGCTTCGTTGTTTTGAGTCTCAACGACGACTTCTTCATTTTCCATAATGCAAATGATAAGTTTATAATTTGATTTATTAAGTGATAATCATAAACACATTTCGTTTTTGTTTAGGTGCGATAACCAATTTTATTAACTACCACTTATTTTTTCTTAGATTTTTTAACGACCTTTTTTACTTTTTCCTCTACTACTTCTACTTTAACTGCAAATTTATCTTTTAAGCTGGGCATTTTTGCGTCTTGTAACATATTATTAAGTTAATTTATAATCCTATTTGCTGACGAATTGGCTCTTCACCTTTTTCATCAGATTTAAACTTGTCAATTTCTTTCCAAGCGTCCTGCAATTTCTCCACTGATATAAACCTTGCTGCTTTTATTGAAACATCCTCCTCCGACCCTTTTTTTAAAAATACTTCTAAGAGGATATTATAAACTGCTTCAGTCATTACTTTATCGTTGGCAAACTTATGCAATTTTTCAATTTGTGTGTTATTCATTGGTTGTTTCCATTAACTCTGCCTGAGGTTGCATTGGCGATACTTGTGGTTGCATCATCTGTGGCATTTGTTGATTAAACGATTCAAAACTTACTGGAGATATACCCGAATATTCTAGTAAGTCATTAAATGCCTGTGAGAGTGCTGGATCTTGTTTAATCATCATCCAACCTTGAGGGTTTGTGGCTGCAAACTGGATAATTGATAGTATTTTGTCTGATTGATTTACTAGGTTCTTTTGTTTACCAGCTATATTTATACCAACCTTTATCTCTTCGTCTTCAAATTCACCTTTTAATACCTCTAATACTTGTTTATTTCCACTCTTGTAGAAGTTCTGCTTGAATGTTTGCATCATCATATCCTGCTCTTGTTTTGTAAGGACTTTTCCTTTTAAAATAAGCTCTTTTATCCTTTCATTTACTGCCTTAGTTGCAAGTTGGTCAGCTACCCAAGTCATTTCTTCTGTTGTAAGTGTGGATAAGAACTTCTTTCCTTTGAGGATTTCCTTTTGTATATCAGGCAATATCCAATCTCTATATACACTTTCAATGAATTTAGCCCTCTGACCCCTACGTCTATCGTGCCAACCTCTACCTTGTGCGACTAATCTTTCTTGTCCCTTGAATGTAGTCCCTGAAGACTCCTCTTTGCCCATTATTGAATCAAATGCTGCTGTATTAAGTTGTGCTGACTCATATAAATTAACTTTTTTATTGGCAAATAGTTGAATGTTGGCTGGGGCTGCGGTAGGAACTTGTCTTATAACCTTTCCATCTTCAACGACCGTAACTTCAAGATTCTCCATATCTTGTATCTTGTTTTTCTGTGTATAGGTTGGGTCATCAGTGTATAGAGGAACTTTTGAACCCGCCTCTAACATACCCATTTCGTGAATAGACAAGAAGTTAGTCCAAATTTGTTGTGGCAATAATGCTTCTCCATCTGAATATCCCAATGCTCTACCATATACTTTCTCTGAAATGTGAAGTTTTAGTCCTCCTTCTACTTCCTTCTTGCGATATAGACAAACCCCTTCTTTGCCGTTATAAGCACCATCTTTTTTTGTATAAAATGCTCGTATTTGAAGCTGGTTATACCAATCTTCCATATTGTTATTGTCTTTGAGGTAGTGTTCTGGCAAGTTTCCTCTGACTATATAGACTTCAATACTCTTACT